GGGCCACTGGGGTGACCCTTGCGAGTTTTGGTTCTCCAAAGTCGCACAGTTTGAGGTTTTACACCAAGCTCTTCAGCCAATTGATCTGATGTGATCAGTTCATTCATGAATCCTCCTTCTCTAAAATAAGTGTCAGTAATCCATCTCTTTGATCTTCACTAATAGTCTTAGCTTCATATCGTTTGGAAATGTTTTTCTTTAATATCCCCAGCTTGGTTTTGTTAGCTGGTTTATTGATAAAGGCTTCACATTCTTTGATGAACTTTTCACTTTCGGATCTATCAATTGGTTTATCACTGGCGGTAGTAGCTGATTGGCTATCCTCAGTCTTAGACCATGCCTTGTCTTTATCATATAAAGACAGGCCAAATTGATTTCCAAAACTCATCAATGCACGTTTTTTTGCATCAGTTTCCGCTTCCTTGATTGCTGATTCATGATTTATACCAATACCTTGTTTTGTATTACCATGCCCTGCTCCTGTGCCTTCTCTGACGATATTGCCAACAGTTATCCTGACCTTTGCTGTATAAGTTACGGCATCTGGTTCTGAATTAACACAAGTTGTTTCAATAGTTTCACATGACCAGCCATCAAAACCGAATATACGATTGGCCTCGTTTATAACGTGCCATCCCTCAACGTAAGACAGTTGAAACGTACCATCTCTGTTACCATCTCTTGTCTCTACATTTTTTTTGTCGATAGGTTGTTGTAGTAACTCAACCTGTTTTTCTGTAAAACTCATTTTTCTAAAGGGGTTGAAAATGCCCATCGGGGCAAGGATAAAGATTGAACTCCTGTTTGACACCAGCTTGGCCAATCATCAAGCAGGCGACATTCGGCAATCTTGTCCAAAGCTTCCCTGGACAACTTTTCACCTTCTTTCAAGGCATCATCATCAAGTTCCCATAACCCGACATCAAATGGATATTCAGATTGCACCACAAGAAAGATAAATCTTTTTGCTGATGGAATACCATTTAGATAATGTTTTGCCTGGAGATGGTAGGTAAAATTTGCCACTGCCTTTGCAAAGTCTCTAGGGTTTGCTCCTGATCTACTGGTTTTAAGATCCATAATAATATCTTTGTTAAGCCAATCTGGCCTGCACTTACAGGTCAAACCAGTAGCCTTGTCATCCCACCAATATGATTTCTCTGCAATACCAAAGCTGAGTAACTTCTTGGCATGAGGTTCTGAAAAAACCGCATCTCTCATCTTGATAGCATTTTCCATGTCGGCTTCAGTGACAGCAGTAAGACCTTTTGCTTCAGCTTCCTTTGCCTCCTCTTTTCCTTTTTTGGTTGTCCTGGATGATACTGCAACAAATCTTTTTGTAAGTTCATCAGGTTCAAGAACTGCACAATGAGTCAATGTTCCAAGAAGCATTGCACTTGTCGGTTTGTGTTCTGGTCTGTCAGGATTCAGAAAAGAGTTCCAATATGCCTTTGGGCCATGCTTTACCATTACTTTTTTCATGGATGCTGAGATTGCATCATCAGAATGATATTTTTCGTTTGAAATCTGGATTGATCCTGTTGTCATGATTTATTGTGTTGAACTATTTTGAAATTGTGTTGAATAAATTTGTAGTAATCGGTTCTTGCCTGACTTGTATGTTCATATATTTGATACATATTTTTAAGAAGCCCTGGGCCTCCATCATATTTCGCAATAGTTTGAACAGTTGGAAAAACTAAAGGAGTTAATTCAGAGTGTGATGACAAAAAATGATACATCTTTGATGGAAAGTCAGTACCAAATTCAATAGATTCAACAGCACAACAAAAAGTGTTCACTGTTTCATCTTCTTTCCTATAATCTCTCAAATGTCGAGAAATACACTGCCATTTATGTTTTGGTAAATCTAAATTAAGTTTCATGAGTCTGAGTACCTCTTTGTGTGAGGGCCGTATTGCATCATTATCCGTGGCCATGTTTTCAAGATAAGTGCCTTGTCCTGTGGCATTGCAACAAGACCAGCCTGTGCAAGTCTCTTGAGAAAAGGTGATGCGTCAGGTGAATCAATTACAGATGCAAATGTATTAAAGATTTCTTTATCGGTCATGGTTAAAATTGGGTTGCCGAGGTCGGAGCGTTCAGGGGTTGGTCGCTTCTTCCTCGGTTGTTTATGGAAACGCAGACCAAGATCATATTCACTCATCATTTTCTGGCAAGCTCCTCACACGCAGCCTGGATATTATTAAGGCAATGGATTTCGGTAGAGCGTGTCAATGAATCCGTGAGCGAGATATATCCAATGCCAAAAATGCAGAGATAAAGAAATAAATGTTTCATGGGGTTGGGTTTCAGGGGCTTTCTAATAATAACTATACATCAACACTTGTCAACCTTTTTCCTTTAATAAATACAGGCTCATACCATTTCATCCGTCTTTGTTCACGTTTTGGACCTTGTAAAACAGTATGCCAATGACCTCTTCTCCAGTGTGATCGTTTTGGCATTCCAGGTTGTTTTGGCAGTAGATTATCTGTATTTGGATAAATTTTTACTATTCTTTTTGAAAACTCTTTACCTACCCAAGTTATAGGTCTTGGTTTAAATACTTCTGGTTTAGAAAAACCTTTTTGAACTGGAATAGTTATTGATGGCGGCATATATTCAACTTCAATATCTGGCTGCTGATTCATTAACAAAATCATATTTACTATGATATTAAATTGATTTTCTACTACTCCATCTGTTTCTCTTCTATTGTTGTCTATCTTTTTATATTTATTCAAATCATTCCATGCAAATTTTATTGATTGACCAGAAAATGCACCATAATTTTTGTGAAAAGAAATATGTAAATAAACAAAACCTTTTTGATACACACAATCTACAAAAACATATCGAACATTATTTAAAGATGTAGATTGAAAGACAAAAAAACTATTGTTGACTATTTTTGGTTCTTCATCAAGCTTAAGATCTTGAACAGGTGTATTAATAAATGCTTTTGCTAATTCATCAGTTAAATAATATGCTGGGGAACTAAATACTTTAAATCTTTTTTCCTGTGAACTATTTTTGTAATTTTCTATGTAATTACTAGCTACTTTGTGCCAAGAATAGTATCCGATAGGAGAAACATATTTGAAGTAAAAAGCTTTTTCTGTAGTTGATAAACCCTGTATATATTTATAGTTTTTTTGCACATCTTCTGGTTTAAATGTTGAATTTATTGCCCTAATCTCTTCTCTGTTACCATCTTTATCAACAAGACCACCTACCCACTCTTTAGAATTTGGGTTTTCAATAGTACCAACAACTTTTGTTGTATTATTTGCATCTACAATCTGCAATTCATTTGCAGAGGTATTAAATATTAATGTTCCCTCTTCTAATTTTTCTCTAACCTCTGGTGGAAGAATCATTGAATATCTTTCAAGTAATGGTCTTAAATGACCAGATTCAAGCAAAGATTTTTCTTGTTGTTTTATATTTAATATTTTTTCCTTTAAATCTTTAGGCATACTTGATGTGTAAGTCTCTTTATAAGTATCTGGTTTTTTGTTTTTAGAATATATATCAGCATCAGCTTTTCTAGCCTTACCACCTTGAATATAACTATTGACTCTAGCCATAGCCCATTGAGTCATAGATACATTTCTAGAGCCGTTTGTTAAATATGCACTTTGACCTCTTCTAAATACAGCAGCTAACTGTGTGTAAGTAAATTTTGTTTCGTCTGCTTTTTTTAATAAGGTTTTTTTTACAGCATCACTTAATGGTTTTTTTAATGTTTTTTTATTAAGATTTTTTAGTTCTTGATTGTATTCGGCATCAGACTTTCTTCTGCCTTTCTGGAATTTTGCAGGTTTTGGCATTTTTAGAGGGGTGATAGGTTTAGCTATATTGGTTCAAATAATCTTTTACAGATACATCTGATTTCATGACAAAGTTACCTTTGTAAGTACAGGTATCGTCAGCGTCAGGGTGGTTAGTAAACTCTTCCTCTAACCTTTGTGTTTCTAGCCACTCAACTTCAGTTCTTGGTCTGCCTAAGTTTGTTTTTGTGTTTTCAAGTTCGTTGTAGCTTGTAATAATTTCTTGAATAGTTTTCATTTGAGGGGGTTGTCTCTATACCTTTAATTATAGTCTAAGTGTCAACAACTGTCAACAAGGTTTCATTACTTTTACATCGAATCCCTTTTCTTTCAACTCCTCAATCCTATATTTTTGTATCTCGCTCAATCTCCCCTTCGGACCTTTAACTTCAATAAACTTGACCTCATCTGGTTTCATACAAATCAAATCAGGTAAACCAGCTTTGTTGCACATAATTAACTTGATAACTGTCCATCCTTCTTTCTCGTGCCTGTCGATCAGCTTCTTCTGATATTGAGCTTCGGTCATTTCTGTAATGATTGATCGTGTAGCTTTCCTTTAATTTAACAACATCATATACTTTTGGCTCGATTCCCTTCTCTGCAAAAATATAATGGATTTTATTTTTTCTTTCCCTGCCAAGAAAACTTGCTCTTTCTCTGCCCTGTAAATAACTTAATGCAGAATAATCTATCCCAAGAAATATAAGGTGATCGGCACTGCTTAAATTAACACCTTCACGACAACTCTTAACCTGACCTATAAAAACAGAATCGCTTACAGCATTGAATATATCTGGATCATCGGTTGCACGATCACCAAAATACTCTCTCAACATTTTGCCTTCTGCAATAAAGCAATATAATATGGCAATCCTTCCACTGAAATTATGTTTTATATATTCAATTTTGCTTTTATCAAAAAAAACAGCACCATGATTCTCAGTGATCACATGGCCATTATAAATCTGCCTTAGTTTGCTCATTACCTTTGCACCTGTATCTGCAACAACCGATCTTCCTCCAGGTCTACCGATAACACCATCTTTTATAATTCTTAATGCCAACCTGTATGTTCTCTTGGACATCTTTACCATATGCACTTCCTCTTCCACTTCCTGAGTGAAGCCTGCTTCCTTCTGGGTCATCTGCACTGTATAAGGTTCAATATCCTTTAATATTCTGCTTTGCCTTGCATCTGAATAATCTTTGATGACAATACCAGTACCAACTCTTTTTTCCTTTACATCTACATAATCACTAGCCCATCTGTAAAAGTTCTGATAATGACTCCATAAAAAAGGTGTTAAAGACCATTGATGATAAAGCTGGCTGAAGCTTTCAGGACTTGGTGTTCCACTCATCAGAATGATGCTGTTATATCTAAGCTGCAAAATATTCTGATATCTTTGAGATGGTTTTGGAAATGCTCCAACACTATGGGCTTCATCAACGATGATCATATTCCAGCTTGTTCCCTTAAAATTTTTTAACTGTTCAAAGTTAGTTATAGATACTACCCTCTTAAGATTCATCTTTTCAACATCACTCTCAATACTTGGTATTGCTTTTTTCTTAGTAATAATCAACACCTTTTCAAGTGCCATATTCCTGACAACAGACAGTGCCACCATTGTTTTGCCTGTTCTACATTCGCCACTTAGATATGCACATTTCTTGATCTGACAAAGCCTGGTCAACTTTTTGCTCGCCACTTTTTGATAGTCTCGTAATCTAACCATTGACCATACTGTATATGGTGGTATCTTACCCTATAGTTACACATAAACAACCCTAGATATGGAACAAGAGCAAATTTTAAAAACTATCAATATTCAACTCTCGCAGGGTCAGATAAAATGGCTTGATGATAACAAAGGTTCTGAATCCAGATCCTGTTTACTCAGACTTATTGTTGCTGAAAGAATGGAGCAGGCTGCATAACAATGGATATAAAAGAAGAACTGCTTGGCCTTCCCAAGCACTGGGGTTTTGTTGCCGTTCAAAATAAAAGACCTTATCAAAATGATTGGCAAAACAATCCACTTAAACAATCACAACTGTTTAAGGAGCTTGTCGCAAAAAGATCTACAGGTATCGGTGTATGCTGTGGAACTCCTTCAGGTGGCCTGCTTTTCCTAGATCATGATGGGCCATCAGCTGCAAAAATATTAGGTGAATGGGGTTTTTCATTATCATCACTCCCACCATCATGGATGGTCACATCAGGTCGGGTCGGTAGGTTTCAGATAATTTACCAAGTTCCAGAAAAATATTGGTCAAAGATAAAAACTCGCAAATTTCAAACAGGGGTAAAAGATGAGGATGGTTCTGTTGAACAAATAGAGTTGCGGTGGAATGGTACGCAATCCATAGTATCTGGTAAACATCCAAAAACTGACGGTTACAGGTGGATGGATGGTCGTTCACCCTCTGATCTTGAAATAGCAGAAGCTCCCTTTGCCATAATCCAAAAGATGATGGAGCCGAAAAAGAAAAAAGCACCACAGATACAAACTCTAAACTCAGATACAGATAAAGCACGTTCCCTTCTCCAATCAATAAATCCAAACCGTTTAGATGACTACGATACATGGGTCAAAATTGGTATGGCTGCTCATTCAGTAGGCGATGATTCTCTCCTCTTTGATTGGGAACAGCTATCACAAAAAAACAGCAAATATAAATCAGGAGAATGTGAAAAGAAATGGTCATCATTTAAATCATCAGGGGTTTCTCTTGGTACTCTTCAAAAGTTTGCATCCGAAGATGGTTGGACTCCACCACCACGCATTTTTCCAACATCAATAGAACCAAAAGAAGAATCAACTCCTGTTTCTCGTAAATTAGAACAACTTACATCTCAGGAGCTTATAAATTTTTTACGCAATCTTAAACAAGAAATTAGATTTAATACCTTTTCTCATTCAATAGAAATGGATGGCAAAGTTATAAAAAATATTGAAATTTTTTATCTTACTCTTGCAGAACTTGGTTATAAAGTGCCAAAAGAAATGGCAGTTGATTGTCTCCTAAAAGTAGCTCATGAAAATGAATATGATCCTGTAAAACTTTATCTTGATCACTGTTACAACGAAATCCAACCAGCTTACATTGAATCTTTGGCATCAACATATTTAAGACCACAGGATCAAAGTCTTACCGAACCGACAATATATGACACCATGCTTAAACTCACTCTTATAAATGCAGTAAGAAGAGTTTATATGCCAGGCTGTAAACATGACACCGCCACCGTCTTGCAGGGTTCTCAAGGCATAAAAAAATCATCATTCTGGCAAACCCTTTTCGGCCCCTTCTTCTCAGATGCTCTTGGTGATATTTCTTCAAAAGATGATCTCCTCGTACTTCACCGATCATGGGGAATGGAATGGTCAGAAATTGATGGCATCACATCAAGAAAACACGCAGGGGTGGTAAAAGCTTTTCTATCAAGGTCAACAGATCTTCTTAGAGTTCCTTATGGTAAAGCCGTAGAAGAATGGCCTAGGCGTGGCATTATTGTAGGAAGCAGTAACAAAGAATCAGGTCTGTTGATAGATGACACAGGAAATCGGAGATTTCATGTTATTCCCTGCACTGCGAAATCTATTGATCTTGATTCCCTACAGCTTGAGCGCGATGCTCTGTGGTCGGGTGCGATTCACGCCTTCAAAAATAATGAACCTCATTTTCTTTCTTACGAAGAGGAACATCAGATTGAAAAGGAAAATTTATCATACATGGTTGATTCTCCCTGGTCATCTGTTATAAGTCATTGGTTGAATGATCCGTCAAACTCAGTTAAAGATATTACTATTGAAGTTTTGTTAACAGATGCCATCGAAAAACCTATCGAAAGACAAACAAAAAGTGACATGATGACCGTAAGTCAAATCTTAAGGAGTCTCAAATATGATCGAAAAAAGAAAAGAGTGATGGGAACACCGAAATGGGTCTGGTTTCAAAAATCATCCTGATGTTCCTTACTGTTCCTACCCTGTTCCTACCTTCGGGAACGCTCAAAACCCTTTCTATAACTACTCTATATATATATGTTCCTTATGTTCCTAGTATATAGTATATAAATATATATATTGTATATTATAGGGATATAGGGGATAAATATAACGCGAGGTAAGTTTGGTACAAAGGTGGGAACATTGGGAACGTGGGAACACCTACCTAATCTCAAATGAGTCTTAAAATTAAGAAATATTCATATTCTCGCTTTTCCGTGTAACATCTAAGTAATGGCTAAAAAAGGTACAAAAATAGAAACTGTTATTAGGTCACGCAAGCTTGGCGAGATCATCGCTAGAGGTGGCCGTAGATCCGATTGCGTTAGATATGCTTCCAAAAATTGGGGGGTCAGTTCTAAAACAGCTGACAAGTATTTAGAGATAGCCAGAGCCGAGATGAAAGCAGATTGGGATATGGAAAGACCTGAAATGGTGGCAAATCTCTTAGCGCAGGCTGCAACGCTACAGATGGAAGCAAGAGAAAAAGGTCATTTACACATTGCTCTTGGTGCAATCAATACAGCAGCTAGACTTGCACAGATTATTTCGTGAGCATTTTAGATACAGTTCAACCTGGGAAAGTTTTATATGAGATTGGTGCATATAATCTTCCTACAACGCAAGAAACGATAGAAAGAATTTATCAAGGTTTACTTCCGCATCAGGCAAAGTTCTGCCAAGACATGGATCATAGAAAATTAGCTCTAGTCTGTGGCTTTGGTGCTGGTAAAACTTATGCCTTATGCTCAAAGGCTGTGATGCTTGCTTGTCTAAATATCGGTCATGTATCTGCTGTTTTTCAACCAACAGCACCGATGCTAAGAGACATTTTAATTCGTACATTTAATGAATTATTAGATCAATGGCAAATACCTTACACATTCAGAGCATCACCGCTTCCTGAGTATCAACTTTCCTGGGAAGAAGGAACACATACTATTTTGTTAAGGACAATGCTTACATATCAAAGATTGCGAGGCCAAAACCTGTGTGCAGTTGGATTTGATGAGGCAGACACTATCCCGAAACGAGATGCGGAGAGTGCAATGAATATGGCACTAGCAAGACTTAGATCTGGTAATGTTCAGCAGTTTTATGCAACAACAACTCCCGAAGGTCACGGCTGGGCATTTGAAACTTTTGAAAAAAATAAAAAATCTGATACTGCATTGATCCAGGCAAAGACGGCTGATAATCCTTATCTGCCCGATACATTTATTCCATCTTTGTATGAGAATTATCCACCTCAGTTGATCAAAGCTTATCTGCTAGGACAGTGGGTCAATTTAACCAGCGGACAAGTCTATAACAGGTTCTCCAGGGAGCATCATGTCATCAACAAAATACCGTTTGACATCAAGATGGAGACTTTACTTTGTGGCATAGATTTCAATGTGATGAACTGCAACTGCGTTATTGGTGTGAGAGATGGTGACAAGCTGGTGATCATTGATGAAATATCAAAACAAAAAGACACAGATGCGTTGGCACAGGAGTTGCTCAGACGCTATCCTTCAAACAGAATATTAGTTTACCCTGACGCTAGTGGTTCAGCACGTTCAACGATTAACGCATCAAAGACAGA